CTAATAAATCACATACTTTATATATTTCTTGTAAAGACCATGTTTCTAATTCATTTTTAGATAATCTACATTCTATTATTAACCTCCAAAAAGGCCATTCACTTTCTAATTCTTCCTCTAATTTTCCTACATTTCCTATTCTATTCCAGATTCTTTTTCCTTCAACATCAGCCCGTCGTAAAAAAATGTTTTGAATATTTCTCCGCCACCCCCCACCAACTCGAAAGGGGAAAATTTATTATATTTCATTATTTCAAAAATAAGTTTATAAATACAAATAATATCCCCCTGAAAAATTATATTAATTTTATCTGAAGTTATCTGTTCTGGAGGAGTATTATCCTTCATGTATATTGTAGTTGATAAAATATCAATAATAAATTTTTCAAATTCCGTATCTGCCATTTCATTCAAAGATTGAGATAAAGAATGAAGCATTTTGCCAAAATTCAATTTTTCATCCATTCCTTTAAATTCACTCAGCATAGGCAGCAACATTGTGATAATTTTTTTATCTAGTTTTAATGCTTTTAATGCGGGCAAAGGACTACTTTTGAATTTCTTATTATTTATTTCTACTTCTAAATAATCTATCATAAAATATTACCACCTATAAATAATTCAGCCACTCCAGTATCAAAAACCCACTCTCTTCCAGACAAAGAATCGGAATATTCGAGATTGGGAGATGCTGCTATCCATGCCTGTGGAGCATAAAAAAGCATTGTTCCATTCAAATCTTGAATTCGAAAAAAGAATTTTCCCGCATTTGACAACATATCAGCTGTCATTATTCCTGATAAAATATCATTAGTTATACTGCTTTGTTTAAGTGTGACTGTTATGCGAAAATCAAATGCATTTTTATTTATTCGATCTATTCCTCCATCAGCCCCTTTAGATTTTTCAAATATATCTCCACTTCGTTCTGCTGATATAAAAGTACCTTCTTGATATCCGGTAAACGGAACAGATCCAAAATTAGCTATAATCAATTTTGGATCATATGTACGAACAATAGCATCCATAATTTTTATCCCTCCTTATTTTATTATTTTTAAACGGTAACAATTCCATTTATTTCTACTGTATGGATTGCTCCTTGTAAAACAGCCGTAAATTTTATATCTGGTAAATTTCTATTTAATTTATCAGCTTGGGATATTTCACTAGCTTTTGGAAAAGTTACCACAATAGTTTCTCTTACAAGAAGACCTTGATCAGCTCCTTCATATAAAACACCAGCAACTGTTCCTACTATGATCGCAATTCCTTCATCTGTAAGTGAAATTTTTCGAACATTTATCAAATTTGTAAAAATTTCTTCTTGTAACCGAGCTTCTAACCAATCCACACCTCTTATTATATCTATATATTCTCCTCCAGCAACTTTACCTTCTTCTGTTATATTTACCCCTGCTGTAGTTGTGTATATATTACAATTTTTTCCAAGAATTGCAGAACGTTCTCCTGATGTCAATCCATATGGAGCAACTCCGGCTATTGTTTTATATGCCCATGTTTGCGAACCCGGGTCATAAGGAAGGCATTCTCCGGGTATTCCTGATTCAAGATAAGAAGGTGCTACATCACCCTGAGCATCAGTATGATATATAGAACAAGTTCTACTATAAGCTAGATTTTTCATAAAAAAAGCTATGTCAGAAGTAGAAACCGGATTTTTTATTGCTGAACTTGAAGAACAATAAAAAAATATTTTCTTTTGTGTTTCTGTCCAACTCGCAACTGCTTTATAATCATCTTCATTCACATATGTAATTGAACCGACTGGCTGGGCACCCCCTCCTGTTACTATCACACTAATAGAATCAACTCCCGTAAAAATTTCTATAATTAAAGTACGATTATTTGGATCGGAACTATCTATTGTCACAAGAGAATCTGATATATCAATCTCAATTTGTGTTTTTATATCTGCCATCGTATCCGCTTGCGTTGTATTAAATAGAATCTGAGTTACAGCTGTTCCATTTATAGTGAAATCAATTAAATTTCCAGTTTCAAAATCACTGTCAAACACAATTGTTCCTGCTTGCGATGCTATTATTAAAAAACAATACCAATCTTGAGTAGCTGATTGTATTGTGGTAAGAGTTTCTGACCAATCATCATCGCCACTATCCTTTCTACCAATCATTATCTTATCTAATTTTGGATTCTGACTAAACACAATGACTGCTGCATCATATTCAGGATCACCTACACCCCAACCATCATCAGACATTTCAATAATACCAGCATAGTATCGATATCGATCAAATTCAACAGTTGTTTTATTTGATGGAAATTCTGAAATTATTGCAAGAGTACCAAAACTTGCTCTTGTAATTGCTTGCGTTTGTCTGTCAATAACGACTTTAACAATGTCATTTAAATTACTCACGTTATTATCCTCCTATAAAATATTTTGAATCAATTCAACATCATCAATCCAACTTGAATATTCTTCTGTTTGAGTTGCTATACCTAAACGTAATTCTACCACGGCTTCTCTAGTCCAATCATTTGAATCTAAGCGAGGAATTATTCTAATCTGTTCTTGTCCTAAATAAGAAACTTGATTTTTTTGAAATAATTCTTTTATTTCAGCTCTGTCTACAGAATCAATTATCATCTGTAATTTATCTCCGTTTCCTCCTTCTTCCCATAATTGAATTCTAATTAAATAATCAGAAATAATTTTAGATATTCCTTTATCATTAACAGATGTTTTACTTCCTGTTCCTATCCTTGTCTTATCTCCAGCATATTCAATAACAATATAAGGTTCTTTCGGAGCAGGAGCATTTTGATGACTTTGAATAATATCAATATCTAATAAATTTTCCACATTTAAAATCTGATTTATCCAATTTCTTAGAAATAAATATAATGTATTACTATTCACGTAATTCCCCTATATATTTATAATGATTTATTAAATCATTTTGATAAGATGCTTCATCAATCAATTCCCATTTTTTATTTTGCCAGGATATAACCGCTCCTTTAATATCTCCTCCTTCATTACTTACAGGCAGCTGTGTATCACTATACACTTTTACTTTTCCCGTATCTTTTCGTCCGATATTTAAAGATTGCACTTCTTTCCATGTCAAAGGTTGAACAGAACCCATAAAAATATTTTCGATATCAGACCCAGATAACCATATACCATCTGAATTATATCCTCCAATATTATACTGATATGAAATCGGTTTAGGAAAAAGAGTACTCATTTTAGCACCTCTTTGTGACGAATAGAATTTAATAATTCAGCCGTATCAATCAATGGTTTAGTACTCCCTTTTGTTTTCATAGTAAAAGAACTGTTTGGAGCAAATCCTCCTTTAAGAATCGTTATTTTGATAAGGCCTGAATACCATTCTCCTAAACGTGATAAAGCTTTTTTTGCTGTTTGTTTTATTTCTGTTATTTTAAAATATTCTTTGTATATTTGTTTATATATCAATGTTTTATTCTTATCAAAAGTCTTTTTCATAAATGGTCTGGATGGAATACGAATTGTCTTTTTTTTAAGAAATACACCAAATTTAAAAGCCATAAATCCTTTCATTTTTTTAGTCACAGGTATAGTAGCTCCATACTCATTTACAATAGCTCTTGTAGCAATGTCAGTTGTTGGATTTCCATTAGATGTAAAATAACCTACTGTTGTATAACTTTTACTAAATTTTTTAGTTTCTTTTAGAATGAATTTCCATCCTAAATCTTTATCTTTTAATTTTGTATTTATTTTCATAAAGATTTACCTGTTACTTCTATCATAAATCCTTTCTGATTTCTCAATCTTAAAAATTGTCTTCCATATCCTGTCTGAATCAAATCATCATCTCCTTTTCCAGAAATGGTCGGAGCTGAGTAAGAGACAGATAAATCACCCTCTCTCTTACTCGTAATAGCTCCTGATCCATTTGTATATGAAGAATTAGTATTGACTGTGATTAAATGAGCCGTCAAATATGCTGCTGCTAATTCATAAGTATCACCAAACCAATCACGATTTACTTGCAAAGTAGCAATAAATATAAAATCATTTCTACTAGCAATTGAATCGAATTGAGGAGCGATTGTGTGCAACAACGACGAAATACTCATTTAATTCTCCAATACCAACCTTTTACAAGATATATCATCACTCATTTTATTTTTAATAACTTTCAAAAGAGAATCATTTATATTCAATGATTCTCCAGGAACTAAATGAAGCGATGCCGAAACATTTTCATCTTTTAATTCTATTCTTTTATCTTTTTTTCCTTCCCATCTTATTGAAATCATTATTATCTATCTCCCTGTGTTTTTATTGTAGGAGAATTGATTTCTTCTGTTTGATTATAAAGGATAGCTCTTACTTCGTCTCGTCCTTCTTCTTCCTGCCAATTTTGAAGAGTATCCAAATCAAAAGTATTTTTTATCACTTCTTTTGCTTTCTTTGCAGATAATTGTTTTATATTTTTTATCTTTTTTCCATCTTCGAGAATCTCTTCAATTAAACCTGTATCAAGTTTATCTTGTAGATTCTTTTTTGCCAATTCCCAGTCTGCTTCCTCTATTTGATTATTTCCGGGAAGTAATTGAAGATATTTTATTATTATCTCATCTTTTATGACAGGAATAACTAAAACACCCGCCTGTGGTTTTTTCCAATTTATTATCATTTGTAAGCCTCCTTTTATATTCCATCTCCAAATGCTACAGATTGAGGATAATAAATAATTATTCCACCATATTCTGCATGACAAGGAATTATATACTCCATACCTTTTAAATTTGCTTCAAGTTGTTCAAAAGATTGTGGTATTTCCATTGTTAAATTATTTGGGTCTTTTACATAAGCCATTATTCTATCTGTTGCTCCTGCACCTGCTCCAGCAAGTTCATCAACAATTTCAATAGATACTCCTGGATTATTATTTTTAAAATAATTTAAAATTGTATTTGTATTTCCATCTGTCATTCTTCGATCTTTTATATCATTATACTGAGTTCGTGCAATAATTATCTGTGATACATCTTCTCGGCCTTTTGTTGGAACAGAAACTGCACTCATCAAACCCGTTAAATCTTGTATTATTTCATCGGGTGTTTTAGTACTCCAAGTTTTAAAAGTAGAAGCTCCGACGGGAATTGTAAATTCAGTTATTCCTGGATAATTAAAAAATCCCTGAATATTAAAATTCTCATCTCCATACCAAGCTAATTTATCTTGAAGTTCTTCCATTGCTCTTTTTGCAGCATTAGCTTTTCGTGTATTTAATTGTACACCAGCCATTTGTGCTCTTCTAATCTCTTTCAAATTATAACCATAACTATCTCCCATAGAGCGTACTTTGCTCTGATTTTCTACCGCATACACATCTACGCGTGGAAAATCTTCTGCATAATCAGCAATAATTTTAGCTATTCCGGCCCGGCTCCAAGAATACCAAATTATAAAATCTGCTCCTGCATTTACTTCTGTACTAACAGGAATAAGCATTTTAGCTTTTAAATTTCTATATTTAACATCATATGTTCTAGATTTAATATATTCAAGTTGTCTCTTGAAAAAAGCTGTCTCTGCCGCATCTAATCGCATTACATCTTTCATTTATTTATTCCTCCTTAATTAAAATAATCCTGAATAAGTCATTTCTTTTCTAATACTGTCTATTTCTAATCGAACAAGAGCAGAAGCAGACGCATTACTTTTATATATAGCTGGTAACTCAATTCCTGAATTAAACCATTTACCAAAATTAGCACCCGCTGTGTTATATACATAAGCTTCATCGTTCGCCTTTACAGTAGTTCCGGATTCAACCCAGATACCGCCTTCTGTACACACATTAAGAGCATCATATTGTTCATATAATCCCGAAGAATTCTGCGCAAACACAGAAACTCCTAAAAATACTTGACTAGAATCATATGTAATAGTTGTAGTAGGCTGACTGCCTGCTCCTGTTGTTACACTTGATACAGTTGCCTCCTGTCCTTTTGTCTGAATTAAAATAGTTAAATTATTTACATCATTTGCATCTAGCACCGCACTAACTCCATCAAGAGCGTTAATAGCTGCTATGAGAGCATTTATAGTAATAAGATGAGTTGTATCAAATACAACAGGATCAGTATCTATTTCATTTACAGTCACAACCGTACTATTATCTGCTATAAATTCTGTACTATATACTATTTTTCCAGTATCAAGATGGAAATTATATGCGTGAATTTCATCTCCTATATAACCAAATACAGGCTTAGCAAATTCAATTCCATTTTCTTCTGCACAGGCCCATCCCCCCTCAATTTTTCTATTGAGTCCATAAAGGAGACCTTTTATCGCAGTATCAATATAATCATATGCTGGCATTTTTTATTCCTCCTCTTTTATTTTATTTGATTTCCATAAATTAGATTCATACGCAACTTGTTTCTTATAAGCATCTCTAGAATCTAATTTATTTGAGCCTTCGTTTTCGATAGAATCTTTTTTGAATATTTCTGTAGATACTTCTTTTTGTATTTCTTCCAATCTTTCTACAGCTCCATCAAATCGAATGTTAACATAATTTTCATCTGCATTATCCAGTTTTTCTTTTGCTGTTGGATACAGTGATAAAATTATTTGTTTTTTGATTTCCAATTCAGTAGAATCTTCTTTGATTTCGATGTTTGCTTTTTTTGCAGCATCTAAAACTTGAATTCTTTGTTTGATAGAATCTTCTATCAATTGAGGTATAGATTTTTTCAAATCTTCTGTCTCATTTTTAATTTGTTCAGAGTCTTCTTTAAATTTATCTCGCTCAGCTTCAAGTACAGTCTTATCCTTTTTAAAAGATTCTTCTTTTTCAAATAAATCATTTTTTAATTTTTCATTTTCTTCTTTCAAAAGAGTAAGAGATTGAATAACTTGAGGTTCTGCTTGATAATCTACTCCATCAATCTTAATAATTTTGAAATTCATTGAATTTCCTCCTTCATCATTATAAATTTTTTTAGATTCCATTATTCCTATATTAACAGAATCAAATTTCATCACAGCGGCATCTCCTGCCCTGCCTTTTTTGGTCATTGCAATATGATTGTATTTTACGTCTCTTTGAATAGCATCATAATGGACACCCATCCAATTACCAGATTTATTTTCAATTCTTGCTGCATATCCACAACTCAAAGCTCTCTTTCCTCCTTGAGCCTCTCCTATAGCATTTCCATCTGTAATAATAATAGGTGTAGATATATGATAAGAATCATTTTTAACATCTTCCCCAGAAAATCCTATTTGAAATTGTCTAATGTTATCCCCATCAATTTTTTCTGCTTGATGTTCGTTTATTATAGGTAACATTTTCAGACTATTTATAGAATCCGGTTTAAAAATTTCTTCCGGAGGACGAAGTTCATAAGTAATAGACCCGTCCATTTTTCTATAAGGAAAGACTCCAATATTTGTGACAACGGCCCTTCCTTTTAAATATCCTTCCGGTGTCAATTTAAATTTTTCTACCATCCCTCCTTCCAAAGCGTTTTCGCAAGGCCACTCCATTTGATCTATTCTTTCAAACATAATTTCATCAATTCGATTCTCATAAAAAGTATCTATTTCATCTATTTTTTCACTTGCTTCTTCAAACATAATAGATTTTAAATCATGTTCTTCTAACCATTTTTTTGCAGCTGTAACAGTAAATTTTTCTTTCGGAAATCTATAAGCTTGTACAGTAGAAGAAGTCTCCCCTTTTAATTTTCCACCATACAACATAACACCATTCGGTAATGTTTCTAAAACAACAATATTTTGAAATTTATTTGGTTCTATTATTCTTGCTGCATGAAAATTTGGATAAGGCATTTTTACACCTCCGTTTTTATATAATCAAATGCTTCTTTAATATTTTCACATAATGTAACATATTTACTGACTTCCATCAGCTGCATCACAGCTATCAATATTTTTCTAAATGGAGGAATTATATAAATTTTAATCATTTTGCAATGTGACAATAAAACTCCTATTCCTGTACTATTTAAATATTCTACAAGAGACATATCAATTATAAATGTTTCGTATTTACCAACATTGCACCGCATAAAATCATCAAACTGAGTTGCTGTAATCATATCAATATCTCCTCTCAATCTTACAATTATAATCCTGCCAATTATTTCAATTTTAAAATTTTCATTGTCCATGTACATCCTCTTTTGTTTCTATTTTTACAATAGAAGGTTTTTTCATATCTTCTATTATCTCTTTTATACTTAATTTATTCATAAATTGCATAAAAGCAGCTATACATGTAAAAATAAATATAAGAGCTCCGACAAGCCATTTTATCAATTTATCTCTTTTTTGCATTTCTTTTACAGCTTCTTTGATTTCTTTAATATCATTTTTTATTTCTTCTTTTTCTTCAATCACAATATCATCATTATCTATACTCATTCCAATCATTTTTAAATCTTCTAATAAATGCTCGTCAATTCTTCGTTTTGAAATTTTCATAGCATCTCTATATTTTATAAGAACATCTCTTGCTTTAGAATGCATTCCTATTAACTTGTCAATAAGTTCATATATATCTTCCATCATAATTTATTCTTTCCTAATTACATCCTGATATAATTCAATCTTAT